TGCACCGGCCCAGCCAAGCCGACAAGCAGACCCATACCCGTATCGATAAGAAGATTTCGGAAATCACCACCATTAAGGGCAAGCTCTTTTCGGCGGGTCTGACACTTCTCCAGATCGATCGAGACTATAATCTTCCCAGAGGGACCGCCGGAACGACGCTCCGGGAGCCCAATGTGAAGGGTGAGCGGGCGATTGCCGCAGCTCTCGGCACACGGCCAGAACTGCTCTGGCGGACGCGTTACCACGCCTCCGGTCTGCGGAAATCGCCTCAACCCGCTGAAAACTATGTCCGTCCCGCCACCATGGCGCAACGCCAAAACGAAGCGCGGGCCTAGACATGGAAAACCCCTTCATCCCTTCCCGCTCGATCGTCTGCCGCCTGGCAGACTGGCTGCTGATTTTTGGCCTGGCGATTGCCGGCCTCGTTGCCGCAACTGCCGCCCTGATCTCGCAGGTGCTCGCATGATCAACAGCTTCAACTCGAAGGCACTGTACGAAGCCCATCTTCATTCCTGCTATGCCGCCGTGCGCGAAGGTTTTCCGCATCTGGCGATCCGCGACATCATGGAGCCGCCGCATCAGTGGTTTGATGCAGCGCTCGCGCGCCAGGTCGTCATCCACCTGATGGTGACCGAGTTCAAATGGCCGAAGCGCCGCGTCGTCGAGGTCGAGGACCGGTCGCGGGAAGCCGTCAACCGGGCGCTCCGCACCATCGACCGCCGGCTGGATAGCCCGCGTTTTGGCACGCATTACCGCAGCATTGCCAAGCGGGCGCATGCCCTCGCCTTCCTTCAGACGGAAGAAGAGAGAGGGGTTGCCTGATGCCGGATTACAAGCAGCTCTCGCTTTCGCAGATCCTGATCGGCAACCGCCAGCGCCCAATCGACCGGGATTATGCCGCCGTCATCGGCGCCTCCATGAAAGAGCATGGCCAGTTGCAGCCGATCGTCGTGCGCGCCACACCGGCGGCCGAACGCCCCTACACGCTCGTCATCGGCGGCCATCGCTGCACGGGCGCCGAGATCCACGAGATCGAGATGCTCGATGCCATCGTGGTGAAGGCAAACAGTGCCGATGCGCAGATGCTGGAACTGGCGGAAAACCTGCACCGCCGGGATCTCTCCGTTCTCGATCGGGCTTATTTTGTGCAGGCGTATCGTGATCTGTGGGAAAGCAAGTACGGAAAGATTACCGCAGGACGCGCAAATAGGGACAAGTTGTCCCTATTATCGACGGAGGGTGCGTCGAGTTTCAATCAGGTCGTCGCTGATAAACTTGGTCTTTGCGAGCGATCCGCGAAGCGGCTGGGATTGATCTGCGGAAAACTTCACCCGGATCTCCGCGCCTCCCTTCAGAGCACACCTGCCGCCGACAACCAGTCGCAGTTGCTGGCGCTCGCCAAGCTGGAACCGCAGAAGCAGCGGCAGGTCGCCGTCGCGCTCAAATCCGAGCCGGACGTCAAGAAGGCGCTCGCCATCGTTGACCCCGCCCCTCGCTTGGCCAAAGCCAAGGCCGACCAGGCGCTGCTTCTTTCCCGGCTGGTCACCGCCTGGGAAGACGCCAGCGAAGAGACGCGCGCGCAGTTCCTCGAGCATATCGGGCTGACCGCAAACGATCAGCTGTCGCAGCTCCTCACCGATCTGAAGTCGGAGGCGGCGTGATGAGCAAGCACCCTGCCCAGCTGGATTTCTTCCTCGAGCCAATGTTTCCGGTGCGCGCGCCGGTCGCGACGATCGACATCGAACGTTTCCGCTCCCGCCTGAAGCGGGAGATGGCCCGCGCCATCCGGGAATGCCCGCATTCCCGCGACGTGATCGCCGGCCGCATGGCGCATTATCTTGGCCTGCCGAACATGTCGAAGAACACGCTCGACGCCTACACGGCCGAAAGCAAGGCAAGCCATGATGTGAGCCTGGTGCGTTTCAAGGCGTTTGTGCGCGCCACCGGCGCCGTCTGGCTGTGGGATCTCGTCGTCTCCGAGGACGGCTTGACCCTGCTCGAAGGAGACGAAGCGCGGCTTGCGGAGATTGCTCGACTGCAGCAGGAACAACGAGAACTGCAGCAGCGCCTCAAATCCCTCCGGTCGGTTCCGATCGCAATCAAGCGGCGGGGGCTGTGATGGCACCGAAGCGCTCGCAAAAACCCGCCCCGCTGCTGCCGATGAAGGAATTCTTCTCGGTCGCGGAACTGGCCGAAGCCAAGCTTCCCGACCTGCCGCGAGACATCTCGGCCATCGACAAGATTGCGCGTGCCCATTGGCGCGGCGACGAGCGCCTGGCCCGCCGCGTGCCCGGCAAAACCAAGCCGGTCTGGGAATATCATTATTCCCTCCTGCCGCGTGCAGCGCAGACCCGGCTCCTGGTCATCCACACAGTACCCGCGAATGACGACCGCAACCTGCAGAAGGAACGCAAGTCGAAGCTGTGGCAGGCCTATGAGGCGCTTACGAGCGACCATAAAATCCTCTGTGAAGCCCGTTTGAAGGCTCTTCAAATCGCGGAGGATCTGGAAGCCGGCGGCATGACCTCCCGCGCGGCCGTGACCATGGCCTGCGCCAGGGCGGGCGTGACGAAATCCGCCTTCTACGAATGGCGCAAGCTGGTCGCCGGCCACGCCCGCGAGGACTGGCTGGCAGCGCTTGCCCCTTCCTACAACACCGAGACCAAATGGGCAGAATGCCACCAGGAAGCCTGGGACATTTTGAAGAGCGACTACCTGCGCCCGGAACGTCCGACCTTTTCCGCCTGCTACCGACGCGTGGTGAAACTCGCCAAGGCGAAGAAGTGGTCGCCAATCCCGACCGAGCGCGCTTTGCGGCGCCGCTTCGATCACGAGGTGCCGGAAGCCGTCCAGATTGCCGCTCGCGAAGGACGCGAAAAGGCGAAGGCGCTCTACCCCGCCCAGCGTCGCAGCCGCGCCGATCTGCACGCCATGCAGGCGGTCAACATGGACGGCCACAAGTTCGATGTGTTCGTGCGCTTCCCGGACGACCGGATCGGCCGCGTCTTCATGATCGCGTTGCAGGATCTCTATTCGGGCAAGTTCGTCGCCTGGCGGATTTCTGACAGCGAGAACAAGGAAACCGTGCGCCTGGTCATCGGCGACATGGTCGAGCGCTTTGGCATTCCGGACATCATCACGCTCGACAACGGTCGGGCCTTTGCGAGCAAGTGGATCACCGGACGATCGCCGACCCGCTATCGCTTCAAGATCCGGGATGAAGATCCGCAAGGTCTGCTGACTACCCTGGGCGTCGATCTCCGCTTCACCAAACCGTATTCGGGCCAGTCGAAGCCAATCGAGCGCGCCTTTCGCGATCTGACCGACGACATTGCCCGGCACCCGGTCTGCGCCGGTGCCTATACCGGCAATAAGCCGGAGGCCAAGCCCGACAACTACGGCAGCAGTGCCGTGCCGCTCGACACCTTCATTGCGCTGGTGAACGACCAAATGGCCGAACATAACGCTCGCACTGGGCGCAAAGGCGGTAACTGCGATGGCCGAAGCTTCGACGAGACCTTCAACGCCAGCATGGCGGAACCGGGCACGATCGTTCGCACGCCAACGGCTGCTCAGCGCTCTCTCTGGCTTCTCGCCGCCGAGGGCTTCACGGCGCGAAAGCCGAACGGCGAGATCCACCTGCATGGAAACCGTTACTGGTCACCAGCGCTGACCGGTTACGCGGGCAAGAAGGTCATCATCCGGTTTGATCCGGACCAGTTGCATCGCGAGATCAAGGTCTACGACCTGAACAACGTGCTGATCTGCGAAGCCGAGTGCATTGAGGACAGCGGCTTCTATGACGCCGAAGCCGCCCGACTGCACGAAAAGGCACGCGGTGATTATCGCAAGGCAATCGCCGCAGAGAAGGCAACCCATGCCCGCCTGACGGCGCGGCAGCTCGCCGACCTCTACAGCCGAGGCATGCGCAACGCGCCAGCCCCGACGCCGAACCGGCCAAAAGTCACCCGCATCGTTCCCTCGAAGATCAGCGCCCAACCGGCGCTGCCGGACGAGGCCGCATTCGAAGACAGCTTTTCCCGCGCCCTGACGAAAATCTCCGCAGGGCCAGCGGTCATCCAATTCCCGCAAGGGGATCGATCCCGGAAGTAGTGCGTCGGGATCGCAGTGCAGTGCAGAGCCGAAATGTACCGAGTCCGGTTCCCGAACAAAAAAACGGGCGGGGATAACCCGCCCGACAAGACGCCCCACAAGGGGCCAACCAACGGAACCATCGCATGAACAAGCATATCGACACAAGACCCTATTCCGGCTGGGAGCAAGCCGAACCGGAACAGGCGTTCATTGAAAAACATGCCGACGATCTCGAGGACTGGCGCCACATCCGCTCCCAAGTCGCCGAGATCGCCATCGCCAACGGCTGGACAAAAGCCGAGGTGACCCGCCGCAGCGGCATGAAGGACGGCACCTTCTCGCAGTGGTTCTCAGGCACCTATCCCGGTCGCCTGGAAAACATCAACAAACAGCTCGGCAATTGGGTCTCCGCCGTCCTGGAAGCGGCGAGCAT